CGACATTGACTCGCACATCACCGCAAGTGATGTTGCCTGTGATGCCAGCGAGAAGATAAATCGGAACATTGGCGGTTTGCGCCCTTGCTAATGCCCCCGTATCAATATCAGCACATCCTGTAAGTGTGACTGATGCCCCGCCACCTGCGGTATAATAGCCAAGCAGAACATCGTTTCCGTCGGCTGAAAGAACCTTGAATAGCCCTGCTACGGGTGCTGATTCATGGCTCACACTTGCGTTAGTGGCGAGAGTGATTTCTGTTTCTGCGGGATCGTCGGCCACTGAAAGCGCACCAACGAATACTTCTTTGCCAGCAGTGCCCACAAGGCCAGTTAAGCCATTTGGGGCAGTGGAGGCTGTGATGGTCACATCTATTGGGGCATTTCCGACATCCTGTGCCGCATAAGCGGCTGTTGCCGCATCCTTGATGTTGAGAGGCAGATCGGTCAATACGGTGTTTGTTCCGGTGATATTTGAGAACTCTCCCCTGCTTCGTGCTGTATGGCCCCCAAGCGCATATTTCCAGTAGCGAAGAGTGTGGGCGTTGACATCAAAAGAACCGCCAGCAAGAGTTTCTTTGCCGGAGGTCAAAATGTTCACATCACGGCCCATACCGACAATGTGTTGTTTGCGGATCTCCACTTCGGGTTCGGGGAGTGTGAATGAATTGAGAAGACCGATGAATTGGTCGGTCAAGACTCGTTGATCGTCTTCGCCCATAGCCGGGTCATGTGTTGGGACACGGTTGGCGTCAATGATGAAGTAGTCGCCTGTGTTTGCGGTTGTGTCGGCTGTTGTTGCCAATGCAGGGGTGATGGTGATTGCGCTTCCGCTGTTTTTGGTGATGTAGTAGGTGCGCTTGGTCGTAGGATAATGATCGGCGGTGAAGTTATTGCTCCCTCCCGATGAATAAATCCTAAGCGTTGCGCCTGTGAGCATTCCGTCGGGGACAAGAGCGTGAGGTGAGTTTCCAGCGGCGTTTAGGCCAACCCAATACATTCCTGCACCGAGTCTAATGGTGGTGGTGTTGCCAGCGGTTGTTGTATTCCACCCAGCGGTGTTTCCGGCCCCCGCAGTGACATTCGTTCCTTGTCCATACAGTCCGGTTTCTTTTCCGAACGACACTTCAACGATGTCGCCCTTGAATACTTGATTTACAGCCATTTTTCATCATCTCATAGGGTTGGTAGGGGTTGGGCGAAAATCACACATTCGGCTTGCATCGTGTAGCGAAACAGCCTCTTGCTCCGGTCGGACAAGTCGGTGCGGGTTTTGAAGATTACCCTATCAAATGTGGTATTATCACCCTTTCTCACCAAATGTAGTATGCGCCGGACTTCATTTCGGAGTTCGCTCAAGCGATTCCTGCCCTTCACGGTGCGTATGTCAATGGTGAGGTTGATGTGTTCATTCACAAAGTCAAAAGCCAGTTCGGGCTGTGCTTCGTTATGTGCGGTTTCAAAAATCCGAATGATGTCGTGATCCTGCAAACGAGTGCGTTTTCCTTCGCCAGCATCCAGCGTGGCGATGTCCAAAATAGACGGCTTTGGCGAAACATTCCAATTAACATCTATGATGTCACGGATTGCTTCAATTGCGTCAGTCATTGTTCCACCCCCTTTAACAGTTTAGCGTGCGCCGTCGCCACATCTAAGGCGAAGGGGCTTGCGGTTTTATGCGCTTGCATGACAGCGTTGACATCTTCTTCGCTCATTGGCTCATCGGTGTCCTGCGTTTCACGCTCAAACATCTCTAATTTTTCCAAATGCGCTGGCTCACCGGCTTGCTGTTTTTTCATAGCCGCCAATAAATCGTTCACATTAGCAAGGTGCTTCTCAAGGAACTTGAGCATCTCTTCCGGCACATCAACCACCCATTCCTGCAACAACAATTGACTCTTGAAACGGCACCAACAATTTGGCAACCTCGGCTTCCAGTTTTTGGTGCTTGGTGTTCAAATCTAAATTGCTTGTTCCTTCGGGGAACAATACCGAATAGTCGTCGCTCATCATAACATCCATGACGACCAATTTGGTGCAAGCCTCATGGATCGACCCCTCCACATAGCGTTCGCCGTAAATGTATGAACATCGCAGGGAGTGGTTCTCAAAGAACGGATATTCGTTGTTAAACAAAATCATACCGTTTTCTTCAATACTCCACCAAGACTTTTGGCGTTCTTCGTCGGTGATGTCGCATTTGAATCGGATTTGCTTTACAGTGTCACCGACCTGCAATTGACCGTCAAAGTCGTTTATTTGATCAGTGACTACGGTGAATGTGTTTTCGTTGCGGGTGCAAAGGGCAACACGGTTCGTGGAGCCGCTTGTGATATAGACAAGAGAATGGCCTCCTACAAATGTTGTTCCGTCGTTTAGCACGAACGATGTGACGGGTGAGCCTGTTATGCTGGCAACAGTGCTTGACACCATTGACGAGAGGCTTGAGTTAAACGATGCGGCGGTTTCATTTGTCAGCGCAATTGTAGCGTTTTCGCCGCCTTCTGTGCTACGCATAGAACTGATTTCAATAACCCCGTCGCCAGTGTCACTGTTGGCGAGAGCCATGAACTCATCGTGGACATTGAGGACTACATTGGCCGAATCGGCTGTTTCAACCTTTAGTGTGCCGATAGGGACAGCCGATTTGTTAAATGCCCCGTCTTTATTGATGAGGGCACCAAGATTCTCAACAGCCGATTTTGAGTCAAAGTCAGATCTCCACTTAGTCTGTGCAGTGTCGCCCTCCGTCAAAGTAGCCACTCCATTGGCACCCGGACACAGCAATACCGACTCACCCGACATCGCTATGTGATCTGTCACTCTAAAGGACACTCTTGCCCCAGCCATTTCACGGTAATAGTCACCTTGCCAAGCCCCCAGTTTGAGGATGCGTTGAATGGCCCCACGCTTGACGAAAACAGCACCGACATAATCCGTATAGTATCGGCGTCGGAATGGTTTGAATGTGGTGAAATTAAGGTATTCTTCGCCAACAAGGCGGGGTCGCCAAGCGTGCCTTGTCACTTTGTCAATGTAGTCTTGGCGTTGGCGAATCAAGTTCTCAACATGGCTTTTTTTGATGCCTCGTTCTGTGCTGTTTGTGATAGCCGACTGGTGTTGTATTTTTGCTTTGTTGCCTGTGGTGAATGATGGGGATGTTCCCTTATCGGCGACCAAATAGATTTGTCCGGCTGAACCGACTGACTCAACGCCAGTCAATGTGAACTCAATACCCATAGCGTTGGCGTCGTCATAAACCAGTATTTTGTCAGTGGCGGCGTAGCCCCACCGTCTGTAATCGGCTCCGGCGATGGGGAACTTGATGTCGTTTGTAGCAATCACGCTGTCACCAGCCAACGATACTGGATCGGGCAAGGGCAATTGGAGATAATCGGCCACCTTTTCAACGGTGGTATAAACCAAATCATCGGGATATAGTGGTGAATCGGGTCGGTGTCCGGGTGAAAAAGCACGGGGCATTCTAACCAACCCTCCGGCCCATAGAATGATGGCCGAGGTTGAAGGTCATAGGACTTCCGCAAGCCCCGCATTGAGGCACCCAGCAAAAGTGCAAACAACCACATGTGGTGCAACGAGTCCCCGAACCAATGTTTTGAATGTTTTTTCGTTCACTTTTTCGCATTTGCACTCGCTTTGTAGTAGCGTGTTGCATGTTTTCATCGGAAAAAGGGCTGTCGTCCTCTTGGACGGATGAACGGGCGGCGTGCTTAATTTCAGCCATTCGGACTTGGCGTCTTCGCTCAATGTCCATGACCTCTCCGAGATCAATGTCTTCAATTTCCATTCTTGGCATGTGAAATCACCCCAACGGCGACTTCAAGACCGTGTGCCTTTGATGATAAGTTCAAGTGAGTCAATGCCGCTTGCGTCAAAAGCGTTTGCGAACTCGGTGAGAGGACGGGTTGCGGAGGCAGGGGTTGTTCCCAAACCAACTTCGGCTCCCGATGCTTCGGTGGATTCACCAAAGAGTTGGAGTTTTTTGTTGGTGTAGTCGTATCGCACTGTGAATCCTGCGGGCAAACCTGCACCGATTCGGACTTCTTCAACACCTTTGAGGCCACATTGAGCGTTTGCATCAAATGTTTCGCCACCAGCAGGGTATGAATTGTCAAACGCAACGGTTCGGTATGCTGTAATTCGGGATCCGTCAACGGAGTTTCGCTTGCTTCGTGTAATTGTCAGTGCCATGATGCTCATTCCTTGCGATTGGGTATTATGTTAAAAGGATTCCTTAAGAATACATGATTATAACACGAATCGTGCCAGTGTCAGCCGCCCATGCGGAGGTTGATGTTAATTTGAGAGTGTAGTTTCCACAGACACGGCCAGTCCACGGTTGGTTCTTGCTGATCACCGTCTGTGTGCCGTTCACGATAGGTGTTTTTGGTGCCGCAGGGGTGTCATGTCCCGATAGTCCGGGTCGGACTGTCAAGGTGTGTTCCTGTGTGCCCATAGCCGCACCTTCATTGGTTTGAAATTGATAATAGCGACCACCTGTCTTGTTGGTGTAATCAAGAGAAGTGATTGGTTCAAAGGGCGTAATGTCGCCTCCTGCGATAGTAGGGATGTCGCTGATCAGACTGAATGCTCCTTGAGCAGTTTGGGTGTTGCCATTGGTTCCTAATTTTGAAGACGAAACATCAAGAATAATTTGGTGAACTTCACCGTTTAGCCCAAAGGATGCGGAGGTGACGGCTGTTTGACCGCTTAGATCCGCTTGAGTGAACTCATAGACCATGCGGTTGACACGGGTGCGACCTGCATAACGGGCTTCGCCGTCAAATATGGTGAGGTCGCTTTTAGGCATCACTCATCACCCTTTGAGGTGAGTGCATGTGCCCTTTCAGTGAGAATTGCTTTGGTGTCAGCCTTTGATACGCTTTCACCGTGCGACTTCATCCAGTCAACCATTTTGGCTCTTGTCCAAGTGGTGTCAAAAGGCGGAATGATAGCGTCAGCCATCTGCTCGGTCTTGTCCTCGTCAGTGGCGACTGTCTTTGGTGCCGGTGCTGGTGTTTCTTCAACCACAGCAGGGGCTTCGATCACTTCAACCATTTTCTTGGTCTTTTCTTCGGACTTCTTTTCTTCGCCACCAATGACTCTCCATTGGGGGTAATTGTCGCCCTTGAAACGATCAAGAAGGTTTTGGGGAATACCAGTTCGTTCTGTGCCTCTTGCGAAGCCAAATGTTGTTTGTCCAACCTTGAACTCAACATACGGCCTGTCGCCGACATATTTTAGAATTGCCACGCTTAATCCCTCCTAACCGATTCAACGGTATAAGAAGGCGATTCGGTAAGTGGTGTCCTTTCCGTTGGCTCCTGCACCAGTGAACTTGATCTGTGTGGTGTTTGAGGTGTTTCCAGCGACAGGGATTGCCGAAGCGGCTCCTGCCGTTCCGTCCTCTTCTGCGCTTGAAATAATGCTCATAACAGCAATCAATTCAGTTCCAATCACCGGGTTGATAACGGTTGCACTTCCACTGCCTGTGAGGTCATAGACAGTAGCGGCATCGCCATCGTCTGCAACAAGTTCAATGACAGCCATGCTCATTGTTCCGACGGCGGATTCTGCTCCACCTGTGTCGGATCCCATTGGGGATTGTAGCCATGCTGTGCTGTCTGCTGGACTTCCGGCCCAAAGGCGGGTGTTCAGTAGTTCGGTCGGGGTTCCTTTTACATTCGTATTTGCCATATCAAATCATCTCCATAGTTTTCATTTTTGTATCACGATAGGTCACGGATTTTTCCGCTTGCCTTGAAGAAAGATGCGATGAGTTCACCCATTGTGTGAAACATCCCCATTTGTCCGAGTCTGTTGATACCGAAAGGATCTCCGGTTTCAATTCCCGATTCGTGATAGAGTGTTGGTTTTGCAGTGGTGAACCACAGGTAATCTGTGTCCAAGAAGTAAAGGCGAGAAGAACCGCCAGTGCCCTTGTGAACATCCTTAGATGGGATGATTGGGACACCGTTGTAGGTTGCGACCATGAATCCACCTTGAATACCGGGGACACCTTTAACGCCGTTGACACCGGGGACAACACGCTTCATCTCAACAAATCGTTGTTGAGGTTGGAGCAATTGCTGAATGGTTTCAAGAGTGTCGTAGCCAGTGAGGATAACCTTTGGTTGACCTCCTGCTTCCCACACTTGGCGGAACATTCCGTCAAGGATGTTGAGGGTCAAAGCACGGTCAACACCGTTGTTTGCACCTGCGTCCACTTGAGCGTCATACCACTGTTGTGCATTAGCACCGGCACCGTTTCGGGTGAGGTTGTAAATGTTGTGATTGGTGATTGCATCAATGTCGTTAAAGTTTGCATTTTCAACGAAAGACGAAGAAGTGATCCGGTCAAGAGATTCAAAGTCGTTGCCAGCAACGGTGTTGACATCTTGAAGAAGCATTTGGTTGATGTGTTCTGTGTGGTGCTTTGCCATTTCCATTTTGATAACAGCCCGTGCATCGCCCAGTCCATCATCCTTGTCAGCCAAGAACATGGCTGTTTCGGAGAGGTCAAAGGAGTGTGCAACAGTCTTTGGCTTGGTTGAAACATGCTCAAAGGTTGGCTTGGTGGTTTCCGGTAGGGTTGCGTTTTCAGCCACACCGCCGCCTTTCTTGAAGTCCGGCTTTGCTGTGGTGACACGCCATCCACTCTTCTCCCACGGTTTCTTTGGGAGGATGGAGAATGCGTTGAACTCTTGGTTCAATTGCGACCATACTTTACGACCGAAGATCGCTTGGTATGTTCCACTGGTTGAGGACATCAACGGAGAGTCCGACTTCAAAAGGTCGGTTCCGGCGTATGCCCATGCGTTTTGTCCTGTTCCGGCTCCGTAATAGAGTCGTTCCATGTCTTCAATTGTGCGAATATATCCTGTGCTTCCACTCATTTAATCATCTCCTTTCAAAAGTTTGCTCCATGAAGGGCACGCTGTCCAAGTTCTTCAAGCGCACGCCATCCGTCCAATCCGTCGCCAAGAGCCATGAACTCGTCATGGCTTGGGACACGAATGTCCGACTGTGCCGGGACTGGCACTGCGGATTTCGTTATGGTGGAGGTTTGGTTGCGTAGGGATGCGATTTCGTGCTTCAACATCTCAATTTGGCCGGAGTAATCATTGGCTTTTTGAAGGTGAAGGGCTGATTCGGTTTCCGATTCATAGCGGTCATGCCATTCTTTCTCAACAAGTGCCTTGACCGCTTCTTCATCACGAATTGCGGAGTAAGCACCGTAGCCACGCTCAAGGGAGGCAGGGGAAAGATCCAATCCACCTTTAATGACATTCTTGCCACGATTTGGTGCATTCATTTGCATGTTCGGCACGCCAGTTTGCTTAATGACATACTTATTGGAGTTTGCATTAGGGAGTTTTGGTGCGGTTGCGAGGGTTGCGTCTTCTCCACTTCCGTAAAGGTCGCCTTGTCCTCGGTGTCCGAATCCATGTTCTCCGTCAACGCCAACCATGTAAGCCTTGCCGAGTCCAAAGTGATCTCGTAGGCCGTCAAGGTTCACGCCTTGTTGGTGTGCGAACTTTTCAAGAGAGTCAATGTAAGCAACAGCGGCTTCTTCTTCCTTTTCCAACGAAGTATCAACATGTGCTGGTTCTTCGTAGGTTGGTTGTTCAATTTGCTTGTTTATTCGTGACAATGCGTCACGGATTTCAGTTAGGGTTTCGGCTTCGTTGCTCATGTTATCATCTTCCATTTTCAATAGGGTGTATGTGCTTTCGGGGTTTATTCCTTTCTTGCACAAAGTGATTTCGTGCAGTTCCATGTCCGTGATTTCACGGTGGGTGCCATGTTCCGGTGTAGTCTTGCTAACACGGAACAATGCTTGGCCTCCGATGGAGAATGCTCGCAGTTCGCCACTGCGAACTTGCTTTTGGACTTCACGGGCTTTTTCAATGTCGTTGCGGATCTTGCACACGACAAACAGTCCGTGATCATCAACAGTGGATTTCCATACTCGGCCTTCACTGTCGGTGTAATTTGAAAGAACTTCTCCCACTTGAATGCCGCTGTGTGCCAATTGCACATTTCGGTATGCTGGGTCGGCCATAAAGCCGTTGAATGCCTTTTTGAGAGCCGACACAGGGATTCTATCTCCCTGCTTGTCAACCATGTCAACAGAAGCGTAGCCAGCAATAACAAGGTCGTTTCCGGCACTGGACTTCAAAATGAAGTCTGCTCCGGTCGCTGTCCATGTTGTAGTGGTCGCCATTATCTCACCGATTCTATGTCATGGTATTTAAGCCATAGGGGGCGAAGGGGGTTCGGGAGCCATCATTTCGTCTTCCTGTGAATCCTCCACCGGAACCTTAATTTCTTGCTCATCCTTGATTTGTTGTTGTGTTTTTTGAGGGAAACGCAGGGTCGCAGTGTTGCCTTCAAGGGTCAAATCCCCATCAATGTCTTCACCTACTCCGTCTGTTGTTTGGATCTTAATGTGCTGTGGCATTCCTTCTAATTGGGCATCATCCGGTTGCATTGGGTCAAAAAACGGTGTTGCTTCATCGTCAAGCAATTCGGTTGGCCCTCTTGGAGCCGTATAAGCGTCCATCATGCCAGCCCAGCCACCGCCTTGAACACTGCCGCTTATTCTTGCTATCGGTGAACTGATGGCCTTTTCCCCCATCATATCGTCGTCAATTGCTTGATTAACAGTCCATTTGCCGTTGTCAGCCAATTCTAAACCATACTCCCCTCCGAATTGTTCAAGCATCTCATCGGTCAAACCTTTGGCATTAGCCTTTAATTCGGCTGGTGTCAGTGCTTCGTCACCTCTTGACAAGAGGTGTCGGGCATGAGTCAGTATCTCTTCAACCGGATTTGCCTTCCCATCAGTGTCCAATAAGGAGGCTTTGAAAAGCGTTGAAGAAGCGGTCTTGATGAATGGTGGGTATGGTGTAATCTCACTAATTTCATATTTCAGCAAGTGAACGCCGACTGGCCCCCACACATTCATTTGCCTTTCAGCATGAATCAATAGTGGTCGTGATCCTTTCTCAAATCCTTGATAGTCAAAACCTTCTCCATCCCACTCACCCTTCACCACCAACGGTGCAGGGTGTCCGGGATATTCAAGCACCATTCGGTCGTTGCGAATAGAAACCGATGGGAACGGGCCATACATTTTCTTGACACCATCGCCGTCCGGCGCATAATGAACCCATTTGTGGTGTGCTTCTTTTCCTTTCATAAAGGTGGAGGTGGAGTCACGGAGCCATAGTTCTCCGCCAAGTGCGTCCATGTTTGACCGCAAGCCTTCACGGTCGCTGAACTTACAGTCGGCTGGCATTGGGAATGAAACACCTTCGTCAGTTTCGTAAAGTGTGCGAAGGATAGTGAGCCTGTCTTCTAACTTCTCCATGTGAATGTCGTCACCCTTATGCACCAACAGATCGATGGCTCGGAACTTGCCGTCTTTCAAAACACCGTCAAAGGTGCAATCACCTTCTTGCTTGCGAATGCCTTCTTTGACCTTCTTCGGCAAAGACACATCCCTGCCCTTTCCGTTGCTGGCTTTGATATGACCTCCTTTCTTTTGAACGAATATACGCTTTCCTTCGGGTTTCTTTTGAACGACCCAATCGCCAGTGAATCCCCTCAAGTCGTCTATTGAACTAAAATCATAAACGGTATGCGCTGGGACAATGACCTTCTCAAATACTCCTGTTGGCTCATAATCGTCGGCTTTGAAAATGTCGCCATTTAGAATAGGAGGTGCGCCTATTTCATCAGTGACTTCAAGAGCCGGAATTGAATTGACCTTTGGTTTCAATGCGTGATCAGCATGTGTGGGATGAACCATTCCAACATGGCCTTCGTGAACAGTTCGTTGAAGCGTTTCAAATGGTTTATCTTTCACATCAAAACGAACAGCATTGTTTTGTCTGTCCCAATTGAAAGCGAGTGTAGCGGGCATTTTATGTCCCCAAGCGTCTTTATCGCCTGTCAAATACACTGGCGGAATAGTAGCATCGGATTCGGGACTGATAGGGCCAAGTGGGACTTCTTTGCTGACAAGTCCCCCTCCCGCCACTGTTGGTGCGATTGTTCGCATGTCCTCCATGCCCCCGCCTTTCATCAATTGCATGTTGGCCGCTTTAGCCAATTGTTGCAGGTTTCCACGGGCGAGCGTGTTTCCTGTGATGTCGTTTGGTTGTGTCCCATGCAGTAGTGCAGGGCCGTGTTCGCCCATCAATTGAATTGCCATTTTTTGCATCATTTGACCGATGTGAACATCGCTTTTTTCATAATGGTCGTTATGAAACGAGTGGTATTCATCATCACCGGGGTGTCTTTCCCGTGTAGGGCCGATTCTTGGTTGACCTTGATCTGTGTGTGAAGCGATTATGCGACCCAAGCCGTTGGGGTTTGTTGCGAAAGCGTAGGATGGGATAATCATGCGCTTTCCGCTTCCTTCTATTTCCGACGGATGAAGATGTGCGCTGTTTGACACGGACGACCAAAGGGCACGACGGCGTGGGAACGAGCGCACATACGGGTGGTCGGAACCAGCCGCCCAGCCGGTTGAAACCGCTGAACGGTGAGGATGTCCAGCCATCAATGGGTGATTGGCTGTTTTTGGGAAAAATGATGAACCACTGCTGTGGTATGCGTCTTCACTGTCGTTTAATGGGTGTTGTCGGTCGGCGAGAAACCCAACCATTTCATCACCAACCCATCCTTGCATAGCGGCTGGGTATGAATCTCTCAACATGGTTTGAAGGGACTGTGCATCACGCCCAACCCCTCCCCAGTGTTGAAACGGCAACCACCAATGGTGATTTGCTGACGGTTCAATCATGTTGTCATTTGGGTCAACCATGTCAGCATTCTTCACCCACGGCGATTTCATGTGATTTAACCCGGAGGGTATGTCCTCCGCTGACACTGGCCCGTGCCTGTCGGATGGGCGTTCCCACCAACGGGCTACGGGGATAAGACGCTCAAACCAATTGCGTTTCGCCCTATCCCACGAAATGCCGGATGAGGCAGTGAAGTCATTCATAACTTTGCGAGCATTAGGATCTGCTGGCCCTTCGGTTCCGCCTAATTTTTTGAGAGTGTCCATAAAAGCCTCTCGCTGGTCGGAGGATTGCCATTCAAGGCCGAATAAATATGAAAGCAAACCAAGACGACTGTTGCGTCCACCCCATTGTTCCTTTTTTGCATCAATGTATTCATCATCGTCAGCATAGGCAAAGCGGGTTCTGCGGTCGGTCATGTAAAGGTCGTGAAGACTTTCAGTCGGGCGACCGACGATTCCTGCGTATTCTTTGGGAATAACGCCCATGCGTTCGGCGTCTTTCATGGATTTGATAACCGATTGACCTTCTTCATCCTCTTCAATCAAATGCAAAAGGTGATCGACAAAAGCCGGTTCGCCCCATTCCGCACCGTGAAGTAAAGGCATGGTTGGCAAATCGTATGACAACGGATGTCTTTTTCCGAATCGGTTCTTTTCACTCGCCATAGGCCAGTCTTGGGCGTATGTTTTTGCGAACCTGCGTTGTCCTGCGATGTAGTCTTCATAACCATTGGGGAGGTTGAGTGTGGTGATAGGCGACGGCTTATCCATATCCTCCATGTGATATTGAGGTGGTGCTGTCATAGGAAGCATACCGAGAATAGCCTGATCTTCCTTTTCAATTGAGGTTTCATCTCCGTAGTAGTCGGAGAAGGCTTTCAAATACAGGTCGTGGTTGACCTCATGGTTTGACACCAACGATAGAAGTGTGTCGGTGCGTATTCTCAAGAACTCTTGCCTATCCATGCCTAAACCTCCAATTAGAGGTTATTTGCGACATTTTCCATAAGGGAGGCAATTTCCTCAATGATACCGGGGTTTCCATATCCCTTTCTCAATTGTGTGAGGCTTTCTTCAATCGGAGCCATGTTCCAATTGCCGTC